TGAATGCAGAAACAACATTGGTTTTGATGTTCTTTGCTATCGCTCCAAATTGTTGCTGAACCTTTCCGAGTCCTTCAAGTCCTTCAGCCAATGCCATTGCACCTTGCAACTTGACCATTGTCTTCTGCAAGTCCTCGCTTTCGTTACCAAAGAGAGCCATTGCTCCCTGTGCTGCCTGAAATCCACGAGCAACACCTTGAACAACCGTATTGATTTGAGCAAACTTGTCGGGATTTACCGCTGCAACTCGATCATTGAAGTCCTCCATCCTGTCACGAGCTTGTGCGAGTGCTTGTTCTGCCCTGATTGCTTCAGGCGAAAACTCGCCAAACTGCATCACCGCTTGTTGTGCTGCAATGGTTAACTCTCTAATCTCTGCCTTCATTGATTTGAAGTCAGGTTTTTTGACCGTTAGGTCTATTGCTGCCGTTAGTGCCATATTATTTCTCTCCCATTAAAAAGTAATCAACTCCGTCAGTCACAATCTCGTGTGCTGCCCATTGGTTTGTCATTGTGTGTGTATCCCCTCCGTCTATCTTTGCCGTTCCAACCGTGTCAATTGTCACTTGTTGTCCAGCCGTAATCTTTTTGACTGCAAAGTATTTCCCACTCAATCCTGATGGATTGGGCAAAGTCAAAGTGATTTGTCCAGCGGTTGTATCCAACAGGAACAAATAGTCATCTTTCGTTGCCGTGTAATTTGCAGTAATTGTCTTGACATTTCCACCACTCAAGAATGATGGATACATCTCATAATTCCCGATGTAGAGCGTATCCGATTTGTTGACCTCAAAGTCCTCACAAATCAATGCAACACTTCCGTTGGTGTTTGTGCCGAAAACAACATCCTTCAAACCAAATCCTGAATTGTCGGTGTTGGTTGGTGACTGAACGATTCCAGTTCCTACAAATACACCGTTACCTGTCTGCTCACTTGTGCCAACACTTACACCACGAATGCCCGGCTTGATTGGATTGCTTCCGCTTGGGTAAATGTCTCCGTAGGTTTCCTCACTTTGTCCTCCACCTGTACCACTTCCAATTGTCTTGTTGGTGATGACCGCTGGTTCAATGAATTGTTGGAGCAAGAACTCACACAAATACACGCCATTTTCCACCGGGTTATAATCAACGATTTGATTCAACCGCCAATACTGCCCCTCAAAAAAGTAGGAGTCCGAGAATCTCAAGTTCAAGTAATCCTTTGGAGTGATGCGGAAGTATGCTCGTATAATCTTTGAGTTCTTGTTCGTGATTTCGCTCAAGAACCGATAATAGAAATTAGTAACAAGGTTTGAGTTGCCGTACCTATACCCAGCACCTACACCCAACTCCTTTGGCATTCCAAAAAGAATGTCAAAAGTCGGATTGCTTAATGAGTCGTAATGGATGGTCAATGGCAAACTTGTTCTTGTTGAGTACGCAGATGGACTTGCGTACAACTTCCAACTCACTCCAGTTTGCAAACCGCCATAATAGAATATACGAAGGTCACCGTCCTTTTCCGCTTCCACATAAGACAAGACAAAGTTTCTTTGACGATTGTCGTAGTTCTTGATTTGTGTTGGCGTGAAGATGATGTCTATTTTCTTCTCGTTTTTGATGAATTGGTTGTCTACCTGATAGGTGCGTGATCCGTAGGTTGACTGATAGAGTTCTTGATATTCCTTGTTTGATGTGTCTGCTCCTTGCTTGTAACTGAACACATATGGATTTGCCTCAAGTTCGCCCATTGGCACAATCTCAACTGGTTGCGAGTAGTCAAGTTTGGCAGTCCAATCAACATTCTCTCCGTTGTAGAACTCATCTCTTGGAACACAACGCAACATCTTGGGATTGTCCTTGTCAGGTTCAATGTAGAGGTTGAACATCTTCACAAAGGACATCATCATATCGCTTTGCTTTACTTCCGAATTTAGGAATGTCCCAAAGTCAATAGTGTCACCATAGCCAAAAGATGTGGCGTTTTGGTCGTTCCAAAATACTGATGATGTCAGTAGTCCTAACGAGAATTGAGAATTGCTCAAATAACTCCCAGCACCGCCATCGTAGAATCCTTTGAATCTTAATGTCACCAAATCACCGGCATTCACAATGATGTTTGGGAATGTGATGTAGGATGTATAGTTGATATTGCCTGTAAAGTCACCGACATTCTCCCAAGATACATCAACCAAAGTTCCGTTGACATATAACCCAATTTCCATTGATACATTTGTATAAACGCCAAAGGGAATCGGGGTAATCAAAAATGATAGGTCAGCATTGAAGACATAGTTTCCCGATACTGGGACGGTGTAAACACCGGTAGTGTTGTTGTAATCATTGCCATTGTCAAAGTTGCTACCTGTTGAATCATCTTGGAATATCATTGTTGTTCCATTCTGCAAGGTTTGTGCAGTTGTGATTCGTGACGCTTGGAATTGCCTTCCCGATATTGTGGCGGCTGACAATGACAATCCGTTTGGTGGTGATAGTATCAATCGCTTGAATCGGTCATCGTTGAAATAGGAATCGTTTGTGTAGGTATAGGCAGCGTTCTCAAATATCTTGTCAACAACCGTCTTTGCATACAAGCAAGGAGTCATCCCAATGACTGCAAAATCGGTGATGTTGCGTGTGTTGGAATATCCTCTATCAATCATAGCGTAGAGATATCCTTCGCCATATGCAAATGATTCTGGGTTTCCGTTTTTAATGATTTGTGTTGCCCAAGAATCTACTACCACGCCACTTGACAAAGTGTGGTTGTATTCGCTGAAATCTAATTGGTTGAGTTTACGCTCTGCGATGGTCGTGAAGAAGTCCGCTGATTGTCCGTGACAAGTCACCTCGTAGGTGATGTGTGTTGAGTCATCCACCTTGATGGATAGCAACCTCAAGAACCCTCTCAACTGCTCAACTCCGTCTGCGTAAATGATGCAATCGGCTTTGATGTTTGGGTTGAACGATGTGCCATAGACGGTCTGCTCTACCTCAAACAAGTGTGAAAATATCTTGTTGTTTGCAGATGTGCCGGGAATCTCAATTGTCTTTGACCACTCCGACTCTCGTGACTCAGGTTCACGGATGTCCGCAATGGATCGTGTAATAAATATGTTTGGGTTTTGGAGTATGTCCAAAGGTTGCCCATCAACGAGAATCTCTATCATTGGCGTTGGCGTTTTGATTCAAAGGAGTACGACATATCAAGCTCAATAAAGAACGCATTGTCTTGAATGTGCTTCTTGACCTCGTAAGTGTTTGCGTCTATATTCACCGCAACCAATGTTCCATCATAAGCGTACACCACAGGTGATGTGAACAAATCCAACAACCACTCGCTCTCGGCTTCAGTAATCCAGTTGCTGAACAACTTGACCTTGTGAGTCATATTGGTGTCGTAGGTCTTTTGTTTAAATGCCGATGTTGTGTATCCGTATGTCGCACCCAATGTGTATGGATTGGATTTGAATTGCTTTCTTTGGATGTCGTAAGTGTCACGCCTCACCTTGTTGAATCGGAATGAGTCAAACCCTCCCAATGAGTTCAGGAAGAATAAATCGGTTGTGTCGTATTTGCTACACTCATCAATGATATTCACTCGGTAGGTTTCGGATAGAACCGTACTGCTCAACTTCAACTGGATGTCGTAGTATGTCGCACCGCTTGGGATTGTCAATTGACTACCTGATGGGATGCGTACCACCTTTGTGGATGGTAGATTGATGGTTTGTGTGGATGCGTCCGAGTAAGTCACAAGGGCAGTTGTTGCCGTGTTGCGGATAGCGTAGAGCCAATCCTTTTGAGTGCGGTGAATTGTCTTGCTACGGATAGGAGTCAAGAATAAGCCGTTGCCATCCATCGTGTATTGACCATTGTAGTTGACCAAATCAATCGGATTCAATGCAGCGTTCCAAACGCTTCCAGTTGCGGATGTCAAATTGGTGTATTCAACAACGGTACCTGTAGCAGATGCAGAATACTCGTAACCAAATTCAACCTTGTAGTCCATAATTGAACTTGTGCAACCACTTGCTGCACTATCGTTGAAGTTCCAATCGTGGGAGACATAGTTCTCAAGGATGCGTCCGATGTTGAACACGCCTTTGTTGGTGCTTCCGTAGTAGATGGGTGCTTTGAGTTTGGCAAGTGATGTTGTGTTCTGCTTGACCTCTGCAATGAACTTGAAATTGTCCTTTGTGTAGATGCCACCTGATGACTCCGTAATTACAAAGTTCGTATCATTATACGCTGGAGCGTACTCGTTGGGTTGTTGTGTGATTGATAGTGCCACGATAGAAAATAGCGGTTAGGTTTATGCGTCCCAAATGCACAATCAAATGGTTAATTGCACACCAAAATGCACAAATTGCACAATATATTGTCAACCTATAGGTTTAGTTTATGACGGATAGATTCAACTTTAGAGTTGATTTTTTGCGATAATGTCACAAATATCCAACGATAAAGTGTCATATAATACTCAAAAGCATATAGTTTAGTCCCTTTTATGGCAAGTTATATGTGTAAGAATATAATGGAAAATTTCATGCAGTTATTCGGAGAATTGCCGAGTATAGTGGAAAAAATTCCCAATGGTTGGGAATGGTATAATACCGCTCGGTATAAAAAAAGGGGATTGAATCAAACACATTAAACATCTTCCCGATAGGGAATGCAAACATTTGCCACTAATCCTATATTTTGGCAATTTGTAACAAATACTGCCATAAATTTGTTACAACATCTCGTTCAAACAAGCCACGACATATGCGTTGAATCCCTTTGTTGCTGACTGCTCCAATCGTTTCTGCCTCTCTTTGGTCTTGGCTTTGTAGAATGCAATCGTGTTCAGGAACTCAATCAACGGCATCTGCAAGATGGTGTCCCATTTTGTCCGATCCCCTTTGACAATCTTGTCAACTAATTCCAACCACGCTAATGGACTTACGCTTCCTGTTTCAATTGGTTCATCTCCTCCTTCAAATAGGTTAGGATAGTTTCCAATAACTTGGGATAAACTGCCGAAAAAAAAACTGCATAGGAGTAAGCGGTGGTAACTGGAAGCGACAAGAACAATTCACACTTCTCTTGATAGTGTGCCTGTGCATCCGTGACCTTCTTTGTGCGTCCCAACAAGTCCACCTCGTAAGTAAGCAACGCCATCACCTTGTGAAGCGACTCAATCATATCTCCGTTGAATACTTGTTGCAGTTCAATGAAGTGGTGACCGCAAATCTCGTTTGTTGTCTTTGCCAACTTCCAACGCCTTCCACGATGTCGGAATGAGAATCGCACCTTGTCGGTTGGGAGTGTGTTTAAGAACTCCAACTTCTTCAGTTCGTTTGTCAGCTCATCAATCGGCATTGACTCCACCTTGTCCATTGACCAATCCTTCACGATGGCAAGGGTGTTCATTGTTTTCTCAATGTGAGACATATCACGACAAGAGTGAATCTCTTGCAGTTGGTAGATGGTTATGTTATTCCATTTCATAGCGTTTCAATTTGTAACGGTTTAGGCAAAGTAAAAAGTTCCCGGTCTATTGTGTGACTTGCAATCCACCGCCAATGCGAGAGCCATCACGCAGTCATCGTGAAGTCCTGATGGTGCGGTGTATCTTACACCAGTTCGTGTGTATTCAAACTCAAAGTTCTCCATCTCGCTTCCGATTGGTTCTTCGGGAAAGTAGACCGAGTTTTGCTGAACGGATAGGACGAGTCCCTCAATTAGTTGTTGCTTGGATTGAGATGTGAACTTGAATCCCTTGACTCTTTGACATACCCTTTGGATTTGCTCCACGATAGGATCGCCAACACCAGTACTATCAATGAACGCTGGAGTGTTTCCAATCAACCGAATGATTCTCTCTTGTGTGATGCCCCAATCCGCTTGGAATCGGTCAACATATGCCACACAATTATTGGAATCCATCCCCACAATGACGGTATAATCCGAGTATTTTGCAAGGTCAATTCCCCAAGCCACAACGGTACCCCTTGAGACAGGTCGGTAGCATCTGCGAATGTTGTCAATTCCGAAAGGGTTGGTCTTGTCATCCGCTGGTTCTGCGAGATACAACTCGTTGAATACATTTTCAGGAAGGTCACGCTTTGCTTGTTCTACCTCCTCAAGTTTGAGAATACCCTCCTTGACTGCATCGTAAGCGGTTATTTTGAAATAACGATAGTCATTCTCTCCGCTCCTCGCTCTTTCTCCCAACTTGTAGAACCAGTTCTTTTTGCCTTTGACATTCCCAATCAACTTGCACTTGCCTTGTGTGGCGGTTAGGGTTGAACGCATCGCATACCACGACTCCTCACGCATACGACTCGCCTCATCAATGACCGCAGCAAACACATCGTCTCCATAAAGGTTGTCGGGTTTCTCTCCTGACTTAAACTCAATGCGTGATCCTGTTGGAAGGGTGAGCAATAACTTGGTCTCGTTGCTTTGGAAGAAGTTGACATCGGTGACTTGTGTTTTCATCCTTCGGAATGCAATCTCCGCTTGTTGGTATACTGGAGCAACCCACCAAACCGATTGCCCATCCTTGCACTTAAGAGCTTGTTCAAACAACCATATGATGTGCGATGCGGTCTTTCCCGTCTTTGTACTCGCTGCCGTTATCGTAAACCTCTCCTCACAATCAAGGATGGCTTGTTGGTAACTGGTGACATATGGTCGCTTGTAGTTTATTTGCATAGTTTATCGTAAACCGCCAACCGAGTCAGGTTGTGCAGTTCCAAATTGTGATAGGTGTTGCAATAGTCAAAGTTACTCCGTCCCATAGATTGTCTCACCGAGTGACCAGCATCAATCAGTTTCTCAATGGATGCTTTCCAATTGTTTTTGTTGGTGAATATCACTCCATCGTTTGATGTGTGGTAAAGATAAGGGAACACCGCAGAGCAGATGATAGGGATGCTATACGCTGCTGCCTCCACAATCTTCAACTCACTCTTACATTGGTTGAAGTGGTTGTCCTGAAGGGGTGCAAGTACGAAGTCAAAGTGCTTGTATACTTCCCCATATTCCCACACGCTTGTGCCTTCCACAATCTTGGCTTTGGGAATCAGTTTGACGATGTTATTCCAATGCTCACTCGGAGTGTAACCAACGATGTAGAACTCCACATCCATAGCGTTGATGTCATCAGCGATGAGCTTCAAGTCCTCCTCGTGTGTAATTCCTCCCACCCATCCAATCTTCACCGTCTCATTTTTCTCCTTAATTTGCGACCATTGGTTGTGTGTTAAGTCAAGGCAGTTCGGCACAACATACACCTTCTCGTTGATGCTGCGTATCTCCTTTGCCAACATCGGTGTTGTGGTGATGACCGCATCTGCATAGTGGATTGCGTCTTTGATGGCGTTCTTGATTCCTTTCCTGTATGCCCAATATGCCGGGTTGTATTTTGGCAGTACCCAATAATCATCAATGTCTATCACATACGGCTTCCCAGCGTCAGCGATCCGCTTGAGTACATCATAGTGATATTTGCCGAGCCATCGTGAGAACACAATCACATCGTATGGCTTCAGGTCAAGTGTCATCCACTCCTCCTGTGATTGGCACACATCAATTGTCGCTTGTCCGTCCAACTGCATCCGTAGATGTGGGGTGTAGATGCGGTGATACACCACGCCATTCATCCCATCGGTGAGAATAAGTATGTTCATTCGTTTGGTAAAATTGGAATAGGCATCCAGTACACAATTGTCAGGTACCGATTGGTGTACTCACAAATCCACATATCGTCCATATAACGAGCGAGAGTGGTCTCACCTTGTGTGGTGTGTACCAACTTCAAATCCTCGTCCGTTGGTGGGTAAACATCAAGTCCTCGCCAAGTTTTCTTCATCGTGGTTTGGGGACTGAAAGTGAGTGTGTTGCTTTGCTCTTCTCGTGTGGTGCTTTCATACGATTGCAGTTCACACGCACATCACCGTACTGGTTGACTACGAGTTCGCCACTCTTGATGGCTTCGTTTAATTTTGTAATGTTGATTGATAGGTTGAGTCCGTACTCATTCTCCCATCCGTTACCGAGATAAGTTGTCATTGTCTAAATTCAAAGTTATTGTGAAATTCTTGGATTCAATAGTTTGGTCAATTGTTTCTTTTGGTTTGCCATGTGAGCGTGTCAAGAGCATCTCAAGGTTGAACAACGAGTTCTTGTCGTGTCCCTTCAGCAATGCTCCAGCGATGGTGCGTTCCATTATGGTGTACTCATCCCCTCGGTCTATCTTCTCCAACTCCTTGCGTGATAGTGAGAGCATTGACAACATCGTGTCTTCAACCTGACTCTTGGTGTAGCCAATCTCTTTCATTTGCGTGATGAGTTTTTTCGGTCTTCCATTGCCGATTCTTCTCTCATCCTCGCCTTTTTTGAATGGTTTCAAGTTTTCTTCGTTCGCCATAATTTTCACATTTGCTTCACATTTTCAAGCGTTCAGCGTGTTTGCATTTTAAGAAGTCCTTGTATTGCTTCTTGTCCCCATATTTGATGTGATCCTCACGACATAACGCCATCAGGTTCTCAATGTTGTCTGCTTGTTTACTACCTCCGATTCCCCTCGCTTCTATGTGATGGATGTCAACCGCAGTTGTTCCACATACCTCGCAAGGAATGAAATCACTAATGTCATAGCCAAAGTGCTTGAGATATGTCATCGTGTGTTTCTTCATTTAGCAAATAGCAATGACCAGCTTGTTGGAAGCGACATCTTGCGGTCAAGTTTGAATCCGCATTGTTCAAAGAGTGCAATCCATTCATCTTCGCTCTTGATGTTGATGTGTCCCCACGCCTCGTCAAAATCCGTCTTGTTAGGTGTACTGGAGAAATGAAAATACTTGCAGTTTAGGTTGGTCAAGAATGAGATGAGTTTGTCATTCTCAATATGCTCCATTACCTCAATAGACGCTACCAAATCAAATGTCTTCCACTTGGTGGTGGTGAAGTCCTTGATGTAAATGTGAAGCGTTTGTTCGCCTTGTTTCACCAATCTCTTGCTGACATACTCTCCGTGCAGTTTTGACAGGTCAACATAGGTGCAATCAAGACCTTGCTCAAGCATTGCTTTTGTGTATGCTCCCATCCCTCCTCCGCAGTCAAGGAATGTCTTTGCTCCGGTTATTTGCAATATCTCCTTTGCGGTTGACCTGAATAGTTCCGTGTAGGTTTGATTGTCCAAATCAACTCCGATGCTCAACTCGTGGTCAAAGCATTCCTTGTCCGTCATTGTCCCGTTGAATGCGTTCATCTCATTTCCAAATTCTCTTCACTCAATATGCGATGGAGTGCATCTCTTGCGTCTTGATAGGCGTTGATGGATTCTTCGGATGCGTCATCAGGTGCGTACTTGACTTTCGTCCTCAAGAATTGATCCAGTTGCCACATAGCGTGTCCCCACTTCCATCCGTTTGTTGCATCTTCAAACTCCTCTTGTTCTTCAGGGAGATTGAACTCAATCGTTGCTTTCATTTTTTCTCCTCCTCTTTGGTTTCTGCTCATCGTCCGCAAGTTGTGCTTTGGTGAGTGCCTCTTGTTGTTGGTTTGCCCATATCAAAAGTGAGTGCAATGCTTCGGTCACACAGGTTGAGCAGTTCGGTAAGTTCCTTCCGAATATCTCACGATGGACTGCGTTCAATTGGTTTGCTTGTTCTCCCGTTGGTTGGAACACTTGGGTTTGCTTCCACTTATCAAAGAGTGGTTGAAGCGAAAGGATAAATTCTATATTGCTCATAGTAGTTCAATTTCTTCTTTTATTTCAAAAAGGTATAACGCTTTGTCAAATGATTCGTTCAAATCTCCGGTTATAAATTCTTTTGCAAAATCAACGGCAATCAATGCACAGGCAATGGCTTCGTTTCGCATCTGCAATCCAACTCCGTCAAACTTGTCAACCAGTTCTTTGGCTTTCTCTTGTGGACTCATAGTTTAGTTTCAAGTAGTGCGACAATCACCGTTGCGATGGATGCGTATAATATCCCCACCCATCCGTAAGTGTATAAAAAGAAGGACAACCCCAACCACCACGACAGGCAGAAAGCACAATCAAGTGGTTTCATTCGCTTCCATTTGTGGTATTCGTTTCCGTAGAGATAGCGTTTCAGTAGGTCTGCTGGTTTGCCGAAATTCACAATGATGATTGCTAAACAAGCAATTCCAATTATTTCTGTGTGCATCGTTCTTTCATTAGTTTCACCACCCTCAACACTTCACGGACGGAGATGTCGGTCTTTCTATGGATCGCCCTTGCAGACATTCCTGAACACCACATCTTGAATAATTCCTTTTCATAGAAGTATGCTGACTCGGTTACTTGATTTATTTTGTTGATTCGTTCAAGTTCAATTGTTTCTTCTTCCTCTCTCTCAAGGAGTAGGTCAGGTTCTTCAGCGAAGTCAAGCTCATAGACATCGTACTGGTCATATATGCGAGAGTTGCCGAAGGGATGCCGGTTGCCGTTGATAGCCAAATAAAGGAGACGGATTGACCAAAACTGGATGTATCCGTCCCTGTATATTTTTTCAATTTGCTCATCAGGTTTCTCAAGTAAAGTCAAAAAGTAAAATTGATACAACTCCCTTGCCAACTCTCGGTCTTTGGCGATATTCCTTGTTGCTTGGGTGAGCCAATCAGCTTTGGAAAGTTCCAATATGATGTCGGCTTTGTTCAAATTTTCTTTTCAATAATGCAAAGATAACCATCTTTTTCGTATTTTTTCTTACACCTCAACAACTCCTCCTCCGTCTTGTATATGGAGATGCTCTGCGTGAGTCCTTTCTTGCAAGTAATCACCCAATAAGGCAAGTGCTTTCGTATAATGTTGACTGGTGATTCGGTCATATTGGATTAGGTCGGTGTAAACATTGACGGAGTTAATGATAGATGAGTGATCCCGATGAAGGATGTTGCCAACCCCAGCGAAGGTCATCTTCAAATGCTTCCTACATAAATAGCAAAATAGATGCCGTGCATAGGAGATGTGTTGTTTGCGGTTGTGAGAAACAATTTGGTCAGGTGTGACATCGTAAACTTGACAAGCCACTCGCATCGCATCAGTCCAGTCCGCTTCTATGTCGTTAATGTCGCAGCGTGGTCGGAGTATTTCGTTCTTTAATCTCTTGACCTCTTGTGCGTGTGATGTGTGAAGTTGCTGAATGGTCAATCTTAATCTGCGAATCTCTTGCTTTAGGTTGTGGGTTACTTGATATTGGTTCATAGGTCGTTGATAATTTGAAATAGTTGATAAGCGATTTGTGGGACTATGGCGTTTCCGTAGCCCTTAATTGATTCTGCTCTCCACTTTGAAAAGGTGATTCCGTCCAGTTGTGTGGGAAGCCCATCATCTCCGCCACAAATCGGGGATTGAGATGGGAAGTTCCTCCACCAACTTTGTGTGCTATTTGCTCCGCTAAATTGCTGTTCTCCGCATTCACTTTGTTGTGGCGTTTCAAAC